TTGCCAGAGATGCCCAGTGCGCGCTCGATCTCTTCGTCTGTGGCTCCGCCTGTCTGTTTTAAGTATTCATAGACCCGCCTACGCTTTGAGCCGGATTTAGGCAAAGCGCGAAGAGCTGCGAGAGCGGATGTCGGTTTTGCGCTTGGTGAGATGATGACGATGTTTCGGTCTATTGCAAGTTCTTCACGGTATGCGCCAAGTCCGCGTGTTGGTGCGAAGAGTTGTAGATCGTTCATGCGCTTAACTTTTTGATGCAGTTAATCGCCGCGCGAATCACGCTTGCATTGAATCGATTTTGTTCTCCGCCGATCGTCATGTGTGCGTCATACATCAAAGTCAATTCGTCCAGCAAGATTTCGTGATCTTCAAGACGATCTACTGGGTGACGCGGCGGTTTCATAATGTCGTCTACGAACTCTTTGAATACTTTGTTGTATTTGTCGGAATAGTTTTCGGGATACATTTGTCGGGTCTCCTCTGTGATACCAATTTCGGGATAGGGCTCTTCGGTCACTTCGGAAGGTTCCAAGGTGACCAGTTAGAATTATGCCACACTGCGAGAGCGGCGATGAGGTTTATTTTTGGCTCTAGTAGTTCGTCACACACTGTCAAGATCCCTTTCGCTTGTAGCCATCCTTGAGGCCAGTATGCCGAAGGGGTGCACCAGAATCCGTTGATCTGCATTAGACCGTAAGAGCCGCCATTGGTGTCTCGAGGATTGAATGCGGTACTCACACAATTTGACTCGCGTTTAAGGACGCGCATCAAAGTCGGTGTCTCGGTCGCAGGCCATCCAACGCTCAAGGCAAGGTTTAGAGCTTGCGCGCAAGCTGTAGCCGGGGTAGTGACGGGGGGTGTAACTACGACTGGCAGTGTCCCTAGCGGGATCGTCGCATAGGCGGTCTCGGCACTGACTCTAGACATGCCTTCAGGCGGCTTAGAAGCGTCCCAGAGGAGCACAAAAGGGCAAAGGCCTATAGTTACCCATGCGAAGACTTTGATCGTTAAATAGCTCATTTTTCAAAACTCAATTCTGTAGGGACGCCCCAGCTGTCGCCCGCCAAGGTGCGGAAGGCGATCTGTGCGCGGATGATTTTGTGGGTGTCTTCGTGGCGAAAGATCTGGACAAGGATCTCTTGTCCGTTATCAAGGTTGCATCGCCCTACTTCGTAGATGAAGACTTTGGGCTCGGTCATAATTTCACTCCTATCGTCGGTAGAACGACCATAGAGGATCGGTGCGCGCTATTGGGGGATTTCGGCGAACACTCTCTGAAAGGCTTGTTTGACAAGGGCTGCGGAGTCCGCCATAGCAGGCGAGATCTCATAGTGGAGCCAATCGCCCGGCACGCCGTGAATAGTTTCTTTAGTGTATTTTTGCCACTTTTGTCGGTCGCATCTCCAGCCTCTTCCGAATGGGGCAATGTAATCAAGTACGCATTCAAGTCCAAGTGCGTTCGCGTTCGCGGTCACAATGTCTAGGAAAGCGACTGATCCTTTGCGACTAGCGTTCGGATGTTGTTCGGACTTGCGGTATGAAAGATCCACTGCGCGCCCTGTGGCATGCACACTTAACGACTCGGAGCCCCTCATATTTCTTACGCCGTAGCTTCCATTATTCCAGAAGGCTCCGTTGCCGTATTTGATCGCTTGTCGAATCCATTCGTCCATTCCTGCGCGCGGGCCAGCTGCGGCTCCGTCCGAGTTCCCTGTGTACGGTCTGGAGTTCGGGATGTTAGGGAGTGCTGGGACTACTGGCATCGGCAGGCTTTCGTTTAAGTCCGTTGGCGGCGACAAGACCAGAGAGTGTTCCGGTCATAAAAACTGTCAGCGTTGAAAGCAAAGATATGAAGTCCGCGTCATTGGGCGACTGCTCGAGCGGCTGGGTAACAAATAAAAGACCGAAAGTAAAACCTATGACTGTAAGCGCAAAAGTTACTGCAATAGTGCATCCAATAAATACGATCATCCGCGCATGAAGAACTTCTATTTCTGCTTTATCTCTAGCCATTAGCGTTCTCGCATCTGTCAGCCACTCGGCATTCAACTATCAGCGCGCTATTGCGAACTTTAATCGGCGCGTTCGTCCGTGTTGTTTCACAAGCGATCGGGATAAGCGCAAGCATGACGCTAGCCAAGTAATAGCGCGGCTTCATCGGCTGTAATTCCTAGCCTGTCAAGCACGACTTGTTTAGCGGCAACTTTGTCGTTTGCTAATTCTTTTGCTTTTTTTTGCACTGCATCTAATTCTTTATCTGTTAAGTCTTTTTTATTGTCACTTGTGCCAAGCCAAATAGTTCCGTCTGGCTCAACGCTTATAGGTTCTTGATGACCTAATGCGACTGCAGCAGCAAGTAGTAAAATTATGTTCATGGTGCAATCACAATAATAGATCGGTTTCCAAATGTGCCAGTGCCAGCAGATGTTTTATATTTGCTAGTGAAAGTGTTTGAACCTGCGGTCAATGTGACCGGATAAACCGCGCTGTTAGACCATTCTTGGCCGCCTGTTTTCATACCCAACAAACTTACTGATGTTGAATCTCCAGCCGCGATTGTTGTTGCACCCGATACTGCAAAACTCATGTAAGTTGCTGTGCCTGATGTTGCGTTATAACTGTAAGTAGTAACAATCACAAACGCTGTCGTCCCTGTTGTCATAGTGACAGATGGGCCAGCGGTAGCTAAATCTGTGTAACTTGTGCTGGTTGTTGTTTGTGTTGTTGCTACTGTTGCACCGCTTATTTGTGTGCCAAGACCAAGCCATGAAGAGCCGGAATAATACTGGACAATGTTGGAATCGCTCAAATAACAAAGCTGGCCCTCGGCGAGCACCTTTTCACCTGCACCTCCGAAACCCGCATCTCGAGTCGTGGAATTAGCAAAGACCGGAACGCCAGTTCCCGCGCTTAAGTTCATATCGGAGGCGGTCAAAATTTCCGCAGCTACAAATAAGGGAACGGTGGTCTGCTCGTTAGCCATGTGTTTATCCTAGGACATTGTCTGTGTCAAGTGTGCCATACACAAGGTCATCCAAGATGAGCTCATAGACGATCGTGGTCGGTGCTGTAAAGTAGGTGACTGCGTGTCCGGCTGACAAGGTGAGTCGGTGCTCAAGTCCTTCAATCGTTAGGTCTTGCGCGAATTGAGTTGGGCCTGCCGAAGTCGTGATTGACTTTTGGACATTAATCAAGTCGCCCACATCCAGTAGGGCAAGTGTTTCTTGATCGGCTGTGGATAGTCCAGGGAACTCTGTGCCTAGGAAATTAAAGCGCGCTTCGGGATCTGGGCTAATTAGGTATTCGGCAAGTGTGAGAGCTGCGGCATCGTTATGCAGAAGAGAGTCGGTGATGGATTGTGTCTGCACAAGGTAGGCGGCTTGGCTGACTAGGTCTTCGGCGACTTGTGGAGATGTCGCTCCAGCGTGTTGAATGGATGCGCGATTGACCACTGTGTCCGCTTGGAAAGAGATGTCAATAGCGGAGTAGCCGATGTTCGTGTTGTCATCATGGAACTCTGCAACAGGAACTCCGAGCGTCGTTCCGAGACGCTTCTGGAATGTGATCGTGCCTTCTCGATCTACAAAGATTCTGCCTTGCTCGGCTTCATTGATTTTGTTGGCGTACGATGCGACCGATGTTCCGTTCGCGACCGTCCAAGCAGCAGCACCGCCAAGGGTTGCCACACCTGTCTCAATGCTCCGTGTGCCCGTATAGGAGACCTCTGGACGGTCTAGCAGAGCATTAAAGCGGACGCTTGAGAGCTCTTGCGTGACATTCCATTCCGCAAGAAAGGTCTGTCCTAGCTGATAGGAGAAGTCCGCGCAATTCACGGTCACTGTGTCAAGACCGCCAAGAGTGAAGGTGTAGTCGTAGTTCACGATGTAGCCCACCCACAAATACTTCTTTACATTGAGCGAGTCATAGCGCGAGAAGCGGACTTGACGAAGCGGTGCTAGTCCGGGCTGATTGTTCGCTGGATCGTAATAAGGCGAAGTCGTGTCGAAAGGGTTAAAAACTCCGTCGGCGTAAGTGTCGTTTAATGTGAAGCTCATTGTCCCATAAGCAAATTGGTCGCCTGTGTTAGCGCGTCCGCGTTTCGCTGTAAGTCCGATCGTGCCATCCATGACCGACGCATATTGACTCACACCATCCAGCACATATTCGGTGTTATTTAGTTCGCCTTTCAGTTCATCGTCCAGTGTGAAGGCGTCCCACATGTACCCAGTATCAATCTCTAGGTCGTAGTTACCTGACCCGATTACCGCTACGCCAGCCATTAGGCGACCGCTATGTTCGCAGGGCCATTCTGCCTATTGAATGCTCGAATCGCGTTCACGACCGCTGTGCCGATCTCTGCGCTGGAGCCAAGACCGCCTGTGATATTGATTGTATAGTTACCCATTCCACCGCCGCGTCCAGATAAAGGAATGACCGCTTCAGGGCCACGCTCACCGATCATTGCAAGCGTGGGCCCTGTCACGATTCCACCGTCTGCCAGATAAGGAATGTCTGGTACGGAGAAACCTTTGCCACCGATCAATGGCACCCACGAAGGAATCTCAAAAGAGAGTTTGCCTACGGTGTTGTTCCAAAGTTTTGCAATGCCGTTAAAGAGTGATTTGTAGATGTTGAAGATTGCGCTGAAGTAGGTAGTGAGTCCGTCAAAGACTGCTTTGCCGCCTGCGAGCATCGCGTCAAATACTGTGTCTACGATCTTTCGGACGGTCTCAAACTTGAAGTAGAGCGCGGCAAGAATGGCGATGAATGCGACGATTGCCAAGATCACAAGCGTTACAGGGTTCGCCAGTAGCAGCGCGTTAAACACTGCGACTACGCCGTTTACGATCATCTGTGCGGCTGCATAAACTTTCATAGCTGCATTGAGAGCCAAGATCGTTAGTGCAATTCCACCGATTGCGCCTGCAACGATTAGGAAAGTCTTTGTATGTTCTTGAGCCCATGCACCAAAGGCGATCAGGTACGGAAGGAGTGCCTCGACTACTGGGATCAGTGCAGCACCGATTGACTCTTTAGTCTCTGCCAACGCGATCCCAAGACGCTTCATTCCACCTTCAGCAGTGGCGGCGGCGGCTGCGGATGCACCACCGAACGATCCGCCGAGGACATTCATAATCTCATCTAGTGACGCGCCATCTTTGACCATTGCTTTGATCTCTGGCGATAAGGCTTGTAGGCCTTTCATGTTTCCGCCGTAAGCCTTGGCAAGAGCATCGGAGACGGTCGCAAGGTCTTTACCTGATCCTGCAGAAATGTCTTGTGCAAGTGCTAGAGCGCGGTTCGCTTCCTCGATGTCTTTTGTTCCTCGAGTCAAGGCTGCCAAAGCCGGACGAAGTTCACCGTCCGCCACGCCAGACGCCAAACTCATCTTCGTTATCATGTCCTCTTCGGCTTTGATCTGTGCCTCACTAGCCCCAGTGACATTCGTGAGAGCGAGAGCGAGCTGTACCTGTTCGGCTTGGTCTTCCATTGCCGCCTTGGTAGCACCTACAAGAGCGACTCCTAATCCTGCGACTGCGGCGGCGGCTGGAAGCGCGGCTTTCTTGATAGCAAATTGAGCCTTCTTGGACGCGCCTTCAAGCGACTGGAACTCTTTGATTGCCTTTTGTGTGCCCTTGGCATCAAATTCGGAAATAATTGGAATGTTTACTGATGCCATTACTCGACCACATTCCGATCAACTTTGTCCATGACAGTCTCCACGATTCGCCGCATCTCTGACTCGACTGTGTCTTGGTTCTTCTCCATTGCTTTCCACATTACTCTTGATCGCATGCCGTAGCGCGCCGAGAGTGCACTGCCAAGTCTGCCGTTTGCAGCCATGTCAAAGAGTGTTCCAGTAGATCCCGAGTAGATGATGTTGAAAACGCCGACATTGCGAATCTGTCCACGAAATTCAGAGACCTTTTTGGTGTTGATTTTGGCGGAGATCTTTTGCTTTCTTCCTGCTTCCCAAGGAAGGATCTTGAAGCCTGAAGGCGTAGTCCATTTTCGTCCCATGCCAGACAACGGAATGGAGTTAGGGATAAGAGTTAGCGCGTCATTGATGACAGGTTTGGCGACATTACGAAAGTCTTTTGCGATCTGGTTACGGAGTCCCGGCTCAACCGAGTTGAGTTTCTTAATGGCGTCTTTAAGGCCGTAGATCTCTACCTTGGTATTCAGTCCTTCCGCCATTACGACCTTCTCTTGTTATGTTTCTCTAAGACTTTGATAATCGTAGTGAGATCTCGAGCATCAAAGGTGTCAGAGTAAAACTGCGGAGCCCATCCCGTCGCGACTACCAGCTCGGCTAGTTGCCGTCGGTAGCCGCGTCCGTAGGGTTTGGGTTTGTCTCATCTACTACAGGAATAATCTCCATGTCTGGATTCTCGGCGACCCACTTTTGCCAAGTGTCAGGAAGTTTCTCACCTTTGAGGCAAAGCAAAGTCCACGCCCAACAACACCAATCGGAGACGCCCGGTTGCACGCCATCACCGAGGCGCCGATTCATCAATCGTTCCCATTCAGTCCATGAGAATAGATTTGTGTAAAGGAACTCTTCTTTGCCGTTCCTAAATACTCTTAATTTAATCTTCACTTTGTTTCCTTTCGTCGGGCCAAGGAAGGCCGTTATTTACGGAGTGACATCCACACTGTAGACACCGCCCATCGTTGTAATATCGACGGACTGGAGCTCTCCAAGCGATGCCGAAATTACAGGTAAAGACTCGAGATAAGTATTTGTCAAAATAAAGGCGGGATTCGTAGCCGAGTCCGCTGCGGTCGTAGGTTTTACCGTGACAACAAACTTAGTGCCGACAAGCGGTGCAAGTGTGGCGTAAGTGGCACTTGCTTCGTAACTAAGAAAAAGTGTGACGGTCAATTCGTTATCCTCAAGACCCGCCGTAAAAGTGTTTGCTGTATTTCCGAAAACCGTGTCGGATAGGGCACTGACAGTTCTAGTCAAAACTGCGCTTGTGCACCAACCCGAAAGATCGACCGATCCAAATTTGACTTGCGGTTGTGAGAGGATTGTGGAAGTTGCCATGTGAGTTACTCCTTGGAAGTGTTGGATTTAGTTTGACACATAATGAAGCCGAGAGTGTGGATTAGGCGGTCTGAACTACCGTCGTTACCGAGAGCTCATAGGCGGGAAGCGTTGAGCCGCCAATGTCTAGGTTTGTGGGGCGTCCAGATACGACGCCGATATTGAGTGCGTAGATCTGGGCGAGGATGTTAAGAAGGCTCTTTTGGGCGTCTAGGTTGCCCGGGCCGAGCGTGATGATCTGAAGTGTGAAGTTGAGTTTTGCGACATTGTAGTTGTAGCCGTCTATTGAATCAATGTTTACAAAGACGGAAGGTGGCGAGATGTTGCGCGGATCGTTGTTTACTTGGAGACCCTGCACTGTGGAGAGCTTTGCGACTAGATCATCAAAGCCTTCGTTGAAGAGA